TGTGTATTTATGTGCAACATGTGCACACCCTTGCCCATAGGTTCCTTCACACCCCCATACACGCCTGCACGTAGAGTCTCATATATGCACATTTCTGCGGGTATATCGTAATCAACTGTTAGGTTAAGGATTTATGGGACTCCTAACATTAACATCCCTGATATTCTATGGAGAAAAAATAAAATTCCATGGAGTTCTCTTTGTTCATTATATTATTTCATAGAGATAGCTTGACTTTCAGTCCCGACTATGATAGTCTGACGCTGGCATTCGCTGGACTGAAAGTCCACACAATATTGTAGCAGGAGATGGTATGAGCGCAACAGTCACCGTCACAGGAACAGTAGGTCCTGGTCAGACATTAACTAGTGGAGTATTCACTGGTGTGTCTGAGTTTACTATCAACTGTGAAACGAATATGATTTACTTCACTCAACCAGCGGCGCAGGGTAATACTCGTAAGGAAGTGAGTATTAATGCTGCGACTACGGTTACTGCTACCAAGTCCGGAACAACCTGGACTCTCACCATTTCTTAGTCATTATGGCTAACATAGAGATAGACCCCATCACAGGGGCTCCAATCATTAAACCGAAGGATTATCCTACGGCTCTTAATCCTATTATGCCTGTAGTGGCTGAACCTACATCTAGTCCTGGATTAAATAAACCTACTGCTACAACTCCCACCGCAGTAGTTGCTCCTAAACCATTCGTTAATCCACCTACTTCTGCCGCAGTTACAGCACCTGTTAAACCATCACCAGCATTAGCAAAGGTGTTGGCACAGAATACGAAGGTAATGGTTGATGCAACTATAGGTGATGGAGACGATAAGCATGTCTCTACACTATATCCTGCCATTCAACAGGCATTACGTGATGGCGGGGGAGATACTCAGCAACAGGCTCAGACTTTCGCTAAAATTAAAGAACTACTCCAGGATTGGGCTGAGTAACTATCATGGGCATGGGAATAGTCTCGGATAAGGATTTCGATTCAGCATTGGTTGACTGTGTCAATCCTAAACCAAAGTCTGTTCCCGTTGCTCAGATTGTTGATATTACTAGACCTGGACGTAAAGAAGGTGATGTTAACGTTCCTGATTCATTAAGACAAATAATTGGGGATACTAGTGTAACTGACGGAAGGCAGGAGGCAGTATCATTAGCTAAGAACTTTGGTATAAGTCCCTCTGCTGCATCAGCATATGCTCACGGTGCTACGTCTACAGCATCATATGATGAGCAACCTAACAAGTCTACAATTACTGGAGCTAAGGAACGCATAGCCAAGAAGGCTAGAGCTAAACTTATGCTCGCCTTAACTAATCTAACTCCTGATAAATTAGCATCCGCGAAGGCTCGTGACATAGCTGGAATTGCGAGGGATATGTCACAGGTAATGAAGAATGTAGAACCTGACTCTCCTGGAATTAATGGTGGTGTAAATACAGGAGGCGGACCTGCTTTCGTATTCTATGCACCACAAACTAGAGACGAAAAATCTTACGATATCGTCCAGGCTAAGGATTAATGACGGCAATGGAGCAAGTAGAATTCACTAAGTGGCTCATCACCCTAGGGGTAGGAGGCATATTAGCTGGATTCATGTTCATGTTTTATAGGAAGGATGTAAAACAATTTACTGAATTGTGGCGAACCACTGCTGAATTACTAATGAATGTTATCAAAGAAAATACTGCTGCACAAGTTAAAAATAGTGAAAGTAATTATCGACTCATTTCATTACTCGAAAACGTAGAGCGTAATCAGCTCCGTAAAGAAGATATCAATAATATGGTTGATAGACATCTCAAAGAATCTGTTAGATGGGAAGAATACAAACCTGGAGACGGAGATAGAAAGTAATGGCATATACCAAAACAATCCCCGTCGGTAGACCTTTTACGATGGACTCTGGAACTGTGTATGCCTTACCGTCTGGTAATTGGGCATTTACAGACCAGGGTGCTGGTTCTATTCAATGGTCTAATGACCAATCAACATGGGCTGCTGCTACTTCACCAGTGTCCGCTGCATGGGTTCGTAGCGATGGTGGAGCCTCAATCATTAATATCAATCATGCGTAAACTATTCGCTTCGCTCATTCTACTATTCATTCCACTGAATGCGTGGTCGCAGACCACTCCTACTAGTATTGTTAAACTACAATACGCATTAGATAAGATTAGCTTCACCCATGACAATGGGGTGAATGCTGACTTAGCTACACTAATGCTTTACAAACTATACATGAATGGGAGTGTAACTACACTCAATGGAGTCAAGTGTATAGGAACAGTGAAGCCGTGGAACTGTGAAGCTCCTGCTCCATTATTTGTAGTAGGTAACAATCTACTCGAAATAACAGTTACACCCAATTCGACTGATGGCGAAAGTCAGAAGTCCACACAACTCGTAGTGTTCTATGGTGTAAGTCAAAAAGAAATAATTACAAATACTGAGAGTCAATCAGTTATCAAGTGCCGTCCTGGCACTTATGAAATGCTGCGATTCACTGATGCTACTAAGATAATGCCAGCAGTAAATGCGGCAACTAAACACGTAGCTTCCATGTTTGCAACTTCTAACGCAGTGTATGCGATTCTCTGCATCTTGTTAGAACCAGGCACATAACATGAAGGCCGAGGTTAACGTTCACATTCATCACCACACGGTTGATACTGACATGATTGAACGTCAGTTATCAACTATCATCACAACCCTAGCTAGGATGGAGCAGACAATGGCGAAGTCAGCAGAAGTGCAGGCAATGGAAGATGCGGTTACTACCGCTCTCAACGATATCACTACCGATATTCAGACCCTGCTCACCCGTAGCACTGGTCTGAGTGATGAAGATAAGGCGGCCCTTGCAGATATCTCTACTAAGGCGAAGGCTGTGGCTGCTATCTTCGATAGTGGTTCGACCCCAGTCTAATCAATTCTAACCCCTTAGATATTGATTTAATTGGAGGGGGTGGTATCTATGGGAGTAGGTATCACCCCTTTAATTAGGTCCTCTATAGTCCAGCTACAGGAGAGTTATGCCAAACACATTTGAACAAGTGACAGATGAAACCACCACGGATGCATTCGTAGTAGTTAAGAAGGCTACTATTAATGACAGTTGGACTATTCATCCATCAGTCTTTTCAACTGAAGCTGCTGCTACACAGGCTGCGCAAGCATTAGTTGGAAATCCTGATAATTACGCTAAGGCGCGAGTAATGCTTCCCGATGGTCCATTATTTAAGGACGTAGAATAATCATTAATCATGGCGTTTGATAAGGGTTTCTGGAAACCTAATATTAAGCAAGACCCGTTTCTTGCACTACCCAATAGTATCTTCGAGGGATTCTATGGCGGGGGCGCAGGTTCTGGTAAGTCTGATGTTCTACTAGTATATGGTGTAAGTCATCGCTGGCATGAGAACCCTAGATTCAAACAGGTGTTCATGCGCAGGACTTATCCAGAACTAAAGAATGAAATCATTCCTCGCAGTCGCGAGATATATACAAAACTAGGAGCTACATTTAATAAAACTGATATGGCATGGACGTTTCCACGTCCTGACCAATTAGGTGGAACCGGCATGTCGAATGCGGGTGCATTAATTCTGTTGGGTCATTGTGAGAACGAAGATGACGTTCACAAGTATGACTCAATGGAAGTTAATCTTTTCACTCCTGACGAATTAACTTCTAATACTGAATGGATTTATATCTACATTGCGTTCACTCGTGTTCGCACATCTGACCCAAACTTACCCGCAATATGTAGAGCAGCAGGTATGCCTGGAGGTATTGGGCATACTTGGGTTAAGAAACGTTTTGTTACTCCCTATCCCCCTGGCGGAAAGATTATCATTGGGAAGGGTGGAATTAAACGCATCTACATTCATGCCACTGTTTCGGATAATCCTCATGCTGACCCAGACTATGCTACACGTCTTGATGGTATTCCGTCAGAAGCTGAACGTAAGGCAAAGAAGTTTGGTGATTGGGATGCTTACCAGGGTCAAGTATTTGATGAGTTTCGTGACCATAAGTTTCCCGACGAACCTGATAACGCCTTACACGTGGTGGAACCGTTTGAGATTCCAACATGGTGGCCGAAGTTCTATGTAATTGATTGGGGCTTCGCGGCTATGGCATATGTTGGATTCTATGCCGTATCACCATCGAAGCGATTATATTTATATCGGGAGCTTGCATGGCTCAAAACTAAGATTGAAGAATGGGCTCCCGTAGTTAAAGATTACTGCGAACGCGAGGAACCTAAAATCGTTAAAGTATGTAAGTCTGCAGGGCAAGACCGTGGACAAGAACATACAATTCAACAACAAATCGAAACCGCACTCGGAAGGCCCGTTGAGTTATCAAATAATTCACCTGGGTCTAGAGTCGCCGGAAAGATGTTACTACATGAATATTTCCGATGGAAACCAAAGCCGGTTATTCCGTCGAGTGAGATGCCAATTTATAGCGAAGAACGGGCAATGTGGTTGCTTCGCAACAGAGGATTAAGCGACTATAAATCATACTTAGGACTATTCGACCCTCCAGAACCTGAGACTAATATACCTAAGTTTCAAATATTTCGATGTTCCGAATCAGTGCATGAAGGACATCCTAACTGTTGTCCAATGATGATTGAATCTATTAAGGCTTGTTCTTATGATAAGCCAAAGAATGATATCCCTGCTGAAGATGTAGCAGAGTTTAATGGTGATGACCCGTATGATGACGCTCGCTATGCGGTGGACACTGCTGAAAGATATTTCGATGAGGCTTCAGAAGAATTCAAGAAAGTTCAACGCGAGGCAGCAATCATAGCCCAGTTGAATACTAGTCAGGACTGGACAGCATTCTATAGGAATATGCGAACCATCGAGTCTGATGAAAATCAACCAAAGATGGTTAAGCGGTTTCATGGGAGACGATAATGTTCCTCATTAATTGGATTAGAGAGTGGAAACAAATGAAACGGGACTATGCTCCTATAGTTCCCGAAGTTCACTGTGAGAACTGCGATACTTTGCGTATCCAGGTTGAACAGTTAAGACTTGATAACAAGACACTACTCAATAGACTATTGGATAAGCCCATAGAACGTGAGCCGGCTTCTCCCGAAACTTTCCAACCTATTAGAACTTCTGCTTCA